CGATGGTGGGGCTACGTGTACAAAGGGCTCGACCGGACTCGTGACCAGACTAAACGCTCGCCGGTAATATTCTCGCCCAAGATGGACAATCTGTCCAAGTCGGTCTACGTCGAGTCCGTAGCAGACTACAAATCGGTGATCTACTCCGGTCTCGTGAGCAGTCAGAGCGTCGGTGAGGCGCATGAGTACGGCGACACAAAGCCGAAGACCCAGTTGGCGAACACATCCAAGACCATCGGTCTGTCCGGTTTGGAGCGCAGAGAGGGTTATCTCAAGAACATCCAGATCAACGAGATGACCGGTGTTCGATCCGACCGGAACGGGTCAAAATACTCGGTTCTCGGTGAGCAGACGATGTCGAAGGAGCAGGTCCTGCAGAAGATCGAGGACGCCTGCAACGACGAGCTCTACAAGCACGGTAAGAAGACCGTGTATACCGGCGAAGCGGACATGACTACCATGTATCGTTACGGCGAGGACTTCTTCATGGGGGATCTGGTGCAGCTGGAGAACGGACACGGTCTTTCGGAGAAGGCGATTCTCACGGAGTACACCCGATCTTCCTCCGAGTCCGAGGGCGACAAGTTCTATCCGACATTCACCAAGCCCGACGAGTCATCAGCCTGGCACCACTGAGGAGGGAGAATGGCACTTACCTCGGGTTTCTACCCGTCCAAGGACGGCGACCGAAAATACTCCGCGCTCGACTTCGGCCGCATGTTCGACGGCCTTATCCACGACGGTATCTATGCGACTGCTCTGAACGGCTTTCGTCCACGAATGAAGGACGCGAACAGCCTGACTATTCAGGTGGACAGCGGTCGCGCGTGGTTCAACCACACATGGGTAGTCAACGACGCCATCATCGAGATCGACGGTTCCCCCGCGCACCCGACATTCCCTCGCTGGGACGCGCTTGTGCTCACGGTGGACCGTTCGAATGATCAGCGCTCTGCGTATCTCGAGATTGTCAACGGCGTGCCGAGGGACGGCGCGACTCGTCCGGACGTCACCAGTACGAACAACGAGATCAAGTCGTGCTACCCGCTCTTCTACCTGTTCATGGACAGCAAGTACAAGGCCGGCACGGCGCCCAAGCAGGTGAGCGATAATCGAGGGCAGTCGAACTGTCCGTTCGTCACGGGGATCGTCGACCACCTTGACGGCGACACCCTGTTCAAACGCTGGGACGACTCGTTCCAGGAGTGGGCGAAGAACTACAGCGCCGAGGTCAAGACCGACCTGGATGAGTGGAAGGCCGAGCGACTGGCCGACTACAACACCTGGAAAGACACCTTGATCAACACGATGAATGGCGACACCAATAAGAAGGTCGTCAACGAGATCGCGGCGATCAAGTCCCAGCTCCAGGGGATGACCGCGGGTTTTAGGATCTACCAGGACATAGTATGGTCCAACGGGCAGGTTCTGGTAGACCGTACTACGCCCGTTCAAGGAAAACTCGTCTACGAGCTTAAGGTGTGATTCATGCGTATCTCCGATCTTCCGATCGTCCGGTATAACGAGGAGTCGGACTATATCGTCCTCGACAACCCCGGCAAGAGCACTACGAAACGGATCTCCTGCTCCGACTTCCGCTTCTCCGTGTTCTCCAACTACCAGTTCACCCACAACCAGATCGTTCGCGGAGCGTCTCTCGGCAACGAGTTCAGACAGGACCACAAGGACGCGATCCGGTCCGGATCGTTCCAGGACCTGTGGCTGGGCGATTACTGGCTGTACAACAACGTCCGTTGGATGATCGTCGACTTCAACTACTTCAGGGGTACGGAGGAGGGCGTCAAGAACCACATTGTGGTCATGCCCGACCGAAGCCTTACCGCTACCATCGCCACAAAGGCCGAGGACCCGCTGAAGAACTACTGCGACTCCCTGATGTACGATGCGGCGTCCAAGCTCAAGCCGCAGTTCGCCGCCCTGTTCGGCGACGAGTACATCATGGGGCACAAGGACGTTCTGGCTAACACCTACGCCGGAAGCACGACCTTCCCGTACACCTCAGACGATGTTCTTGTTCGTGGGGGGATCTACTCCACGATTCCAGATGAGGTCATGATGTTCGGAGCCAGGCTCATGGCGCCCGTTCAGGCGGGACGCAACGCGGCCGGGCATATTACGGGGAAGCAGTTCTCCTACTACCGGCAGGGTATGGGGATTCCGAACCCCCACCAGATATTCTGGCTGCGGGACAAGTGCTGGTACAACTACTTCACCTGCTGGGCGGACTACCGTCTGACCAACCGTATCTGGAACACTACCGCCGGCCTGCGCCCCTTCGTCTGCATCTCGGGGGACGCCAACTGATGTCGCACACCCTGGAACTTACAATCACCGTCGTGGTATCGGTACTGGGATCTTCTGGTTTGTGGGCCTTTCTTCAGTCCCGAAGAGAGCAGAAGGACGCGCGTTCGCAGCTTCTCGTGGGACTGGCGCATATTCAGCTTATCGCCATTGCTGAGGGATACCTGGCTCGAGGATGGCTCACTCACTCTGAGTATGATGACCTTCGCATATATCTGTATGACCCCTACAAATCTCTGGGAGGCAACGGCTCGGCCCAGAGGCTTATGCATGAGCTGACTCTACTGCCGTCTCACAAGGAGAAGGACGCACATGAGTAACCGTACCTACGACGCCCTGAAGTTCGTCGCACAGGTGGTTCTTCCTGCACTGGCCACGCTATACACGGCACTGGCTGCTGCATGGGGGTTCTCACACGTTGAGGCGATCGTTGGCACCATCACGGCCATCGATCTCTTCCTCGGCTCTCTTCTGGGTATTACATCCCGGAACTACGGCCCTCCGGTTGACGGTACGCTTCTGATCGACCACAAGAACAGGGAGGTGTACGCCGCCCTCGAACGTCCTGCCGCCGACCTGGCTAAGACTGCCGTGCTCAAGGTTGAGACCCCTAACGACTGACGCGGGCAGAACAGGGACTATAACGAGAACCATCTCAGAAAGGAACACCATGTCGGAAGACAACCCGAACGTTGACGACCTCCTCGCGGATGCTTACGCGTACGTGTATGGGATGGATCCCGACTCAGAAGCCTATCAGAGTGCCCTTAACAGCATTACCAAGCTGGAGGCCATCAAGGATACATCCTTGCAGACCCAGGCCGCTATTGCGCGCCAGGAATCGCAGGATCGTACTTGGTGGCGTCCCAGCGGCGATGCCATGCTGGGTGCTGCGGCCTCTGTGATCGGGATCCTGACCATCGTACATGCGGAACAGCTGTATCCGGTCGCCAGCAAGGCGCTGTCAATCGCAACACGGATTCGTCCTTGATCCCCTCAGCCTATAGCCCCGTCTCTGTCATATTCGACAAGGACGGGGCTATAGGTTCTCGCAACTCGGACTATAAAAATTTCCCGGGTGGGTTTTCGAGATCGCAATTTATACTAATGCTATAATGAGAACCATCTCAGAAAGGAAAGAAAATGCTCGCTATCATCGTGTTTCTCTCGCTTGCACTTCTCATCAACTCCATCTTCATGTTCTGCGTCATCATTTACGGCGCCAATATGAAGACGGAGAACGAGAAGCTTAAGCGGGAGCTCAGATTCGACCGCAGTGTTGACGCTCTTCTCTCTGACCTGAGTAAGAAGTAACCCTCACCCCATAACCCCTAACACGGGTTATGGGTTTTCGCGGACGAAACAAGCCCCATAATGAGACCCATCACCAGAAAGGAATGCCCATGTTTAAACTGTTCGGCTTCGTCATCAAGGGCGTCATCTCCCTCCTACTTTTCAAGTGGGCCATTGACGTCATGATCGTTGCCTACTATCGCGTCAAGCGCATCCGAACTCAGTGAGTATCTCACCCCATAACCCCCAACACGGGTTATGGGCTTTCGCGAGAAGAGCATGCCCCATAACGAGAACCATCTCAGAAAGGAAAGAAAAATGAACCCCATCATCTTCGCTCTCTGGATTGTCGGGGGCGCCATGTTCGGCGCCATCATCTCCTCTGTTATCGACTGGCTTAACCTCCGCCGCGCAGAGCGCACTATTGAATCCCTGACTGTCGACCTCGACAGTCTCGGTGAAGACTACGCGCTCGTTAAGGCGGAACTTACCAGCCTTCAGAGGCGTGATGCGCGCCTTAGCGCCCTCGTTGACCACTGTAAGATTCGAGTTGATGAGTACGGTTTCGTACTCTCTGACAACTGACTCTCACCCCCATAACCCTAACACGGGTTATGGGCTTTCGCGAGAAGATCATTCCCTATAACGAGAACCATCTCAGAAAGGAACCAAAATGCTCATCGCGTTTGTCATTCAGTCTGTCCTCCTCGTCCTCGTGACCATTGCCCTGCTGCTCAGCCTCTACACGGTTGGGAAGCAGGACAAGAACATCACGATCCTGAAGAGGCACGCTCGCGACCTCCACGAAGAGCTCGCCAAGCACCTCTCTGACGAGAAGTAACTCTCGCCCCATAACCCCTAACACGGGTTATGGGCTTTCGAAAGGTCAATCATGAAAGGAAGCAGATGTCAACTGGTCTTGTGCGTTCTCTGGGACGAGTGGTATCCACCAACGCGCCCGCTATTCTTGCAGGAACCGCTGTGGTCGGAGTCATCGGAACTGCATATCTGGCGGTTGTCGGAGATCGAGCAGCTCGACTCCGCTGCGAGGAACTTGATCTCGATACTTCTCCGTCACTTCGAGACTATCTCAGTGTCTCCTGGGATCTGTATATTCCGGCTGCTGTTGCCGGAGCTGCCGCAATTGCCGCAGTCATCGCTCTTCACACGGTTGGAGCCAAGCGTACGGCTGTTGCGATGGCTGCGACCGCCCTCACCAAGGACGCCTACGATCGCTATCGATACGCCGTAGAGGAGATCGTCCCGGTTGAGCAGCGACAGCAGATCCGGAGCAAGGCCACAGAGAGGATCAAGCTCCCGGAGAATCGTCAGAACGTCGTACTTATCGAGGGGGGTACAGTACTCTGCTTCGATGCCCACTCGGGAAGGTACTTCCGGTCGTCGACCAATCATCTACGACGTGTTGAGAACGAGCTCAATGCGACCATCATCAATGAGTCCTCAGTGTCGCTCAACGAGTTCTACGAGCGAGTAGGTCTTCCGACCAACGCCATGGGGGACCAGCTCGGATGGAAGCTCGGCCACCAGATCGAGCTCCAGTTCACGACCCGACTGAGCGAGTCCGAGGAGCCCTGCGTGGTGGTCGACTTCATCGTTGAGCCCATTCCGGACTGGTTCAAGCTGTCTTGACGCGTAATCAACATGGTCCATAATGAGAACAGAAAGGAACTCATTATGGACACTCCCTCTAATGCGATCACAACCAGAGACATTCTCCTCGCCGGGTCAGCGATCTATATCGTTGCCTGGTGGGTGACTATCGAATACTGGTTTGACCAGATAGAGTCCTGCCCGTCCTAGAACTCTCCCCTATAACCCATCATGGGTTATAGGTCTTCTCGCGTGTACTACTCATCCTATAATGAGAACCATCTCAGAAAGGAACCCAAAATGCGTCTGCTCCGTGCTGCATATATCCTGTCCTTCAACGCCTGGCTCATGCATGTCGACCCGCTCGGGATCGTCATGGATGAGGTCGTGCACAAGGATCTGGTCAAGCCGATTCTGGACGACGTCTTCGACGAGAAGTAACCCTCACCCCATAACCC